GGAGAAGATAAATCATATCCGATAACCCCTTATGATGAAGAACTTTATTTGGAAGAAGATGACGAACACACCGAGACTAATACTAAAGAAAATATGTAATGATGAACAATTTGCTCGTAAAACATTACCATTTGTAAAACCCGATTATTTTGATGGACATGAACGTATTGCTTATAATCTTATATTAGATTTTATTACTAAGTATAATTCATTACCATCTAAATCAACTCTTCAGATAGAATTTATCAACTCTGCAAAGAATACAGAGAACAATCAAGAAGTTATTGATATTATTAATGATTGTATAGTTGATGAGAAGATTGATGAAAAATGGATGTTGGAAAAAACAGAGGAGTGGTGTAAAGAACGAGCTGTGTTTTTAGGTATAATGAAATCTATATCTATTATAGATGGAAAAGAAAAAGATTTATCAACGGGTGCAATACCCGATATTCTTACTAAAGCATTACAAGTAAACTTTGATAGAAATGTAGGTCATGATTATATAGAAGACTATAGTAATCGATTTGACTTTTATCATAAAGTAGAAGAAAAGATTCCGTTTGACATTCAGATGTTAAATACGATTACAAATGGTGGTATCACAAACAAAACACTAAACATTATACTTGCAGGTACGGGTGTTGGTAAGTCGTTGGCCATGTGTCACTTTGCTTCTGCTGCACTTGACCAAGGTAAAAATGTTTTGTATATTACTCTTGAGATGGCTGAAGAAAGAATTGCTGAACGTATCGATGCCAACCTTATGGATGTCGAGATTGATCAGTTAAATGCTTTAAGTAAAGAACAATTTAAAAACAGTGTAGAAAAGATTAAATCAAAGACTCGTGGTCGTTTGATTATTAAAGAGTATCCAACTGCTTCAGCACATACGGGTCACTTCCGTTCTTTGTTACAAGAACTAGAACTGAAGAAAGATTTCAAACCTGATGTAATCTATATTGATTATTTAAATATATGTGCATCGTCTCGTATCAAAGGACTAGGTGGTTCGGTAAATACTTATCACATGGTAAAAGCTATTGCTGAAGAAGTTCGTGGTCTTGCAGCTGAGTTCAATGTACCTGTGTGGTCTGCAACCCAAGTAACTCGTAGTGGTTTCAACTCTTCTGATGTTGAGTTGACTGATACATCAGAGTCGTTTGGTTTACCTGCAACTGCTGATTTAATGTTGGCCATGATTTCTACAGAACAATTAGAAGGTATGAATCAAGTAATGTTTAAACAATTAAAGAATCGTTACAATGACCCTACCAAGAATAAAAGATTTGTTATCGGTATTGATAGACCAAAGATGAGACTTTACGAATTAGATGAGAGTGCTCAAGAGGATATTATTCCCGATATACATGAATACACAATAGGTGAATCAACTAGTAATCAAGATTTTAGTTCATTCACAGTTTAGGAGAATAATATGTTTATTGAATGTTATAGAATCCCCGTAAATGATTGGGGCAAAAAAGACAGTGAAATTAGAAAGTCTGAAAATAAGGTATTGATACCTTTGGCTCGTATTGATTATGTAATGTCTGCACCCCAAGATACTAATAGAGCAGAAATACTTTTATCAACAGATAAAAGAATCCATGTTCTTGGAAGTTACGAAGATATATTACATCGAATAGAAAACATCGGTGAAACAACACATATAATGAATAGATTAGAAGATTAGGAGTATATTATGAAAGATAAATCAACTGTATTTTTCTATGCCTCTTTGGCATCAGTTGTGATTTCTATTGCGGTTTATTCTGGCGATGCTAGCTTGAGTAAACTTAATGGAATCTTTATTGGCCTATGGGCACCAACCTTGATGGCTTTATCTAATAGGTACAAGTAATATTGTATCCTATGTTCCGAGGCGGTCGCGTGTCAAGTTACACGGTTCGTGAGGAACGCTACCCGCAGTAGGGGACTGCGTGACCAACCCCTATTTAAATATGAATAATGAACCAAATCCACAAATAGATTTTACTATACACGTAGAAAAAACGTGTGAACAAACTTATTTTAAAAAAGTATTAGAACATAATATAAAAG